GCTATCTCGCTGTGCGTAAGCAATCCGACAAACCGACAGTTCGAATTGATCGAAAGGAATTCCCAATGGCGCCTGGCGTGAAACCCGAACCCGACGGAACAACTCCACACCAACGCACCCAGTGGAAACGCCCCGACTCGGACGGATGGCAATTTGGCGACATCCCTCGATGCCCTGCCGGACTCACAGTTGATGGACAGAAAGCATGGAAAGTTTGGTTGGGTTCCTGGTGGGCCGCTTTCTACACACCCGATGATCTGCCCGGGTTAGAACTAGCCGTGAAGATGTTTGATGGGGTTTGCGCCGGCCATCTTGACGTCGGCAAAGCCGTCCCACTGTTGGACCGGTATGGGATCACGCCGAAGGGTCGACAGGATCTCCGGTGGGCCGAACGGCCATCCGTGAAGCCTTCCGCTTCTGTGGAACCTTCCGATGAGATCGCCGCCCGCCGTGAGACTCGGAAGGCCAATCTCGCCTAATGCCAATCACAAGGCTTGTTCCCCCGACTGAATGGCCCACTCTGGGCTGGACTGTTATTGATTGGACCGAAACGTATCTGTGCCACGGCCCCGGAGACATCCAGGGCGAACCGTTGGTTTGGGATGACGAGTGGGCGCAAATCATCCTCGACGCTTACCGGATATTTCCGAAAGGTCACCCGCAAGAAGGCACCCGCTGTGTTTCGTACTTTGGGGTTTCGATGCCGAAGGGTCGAGCGAAGTCGGAGTTTGCTGGGGCGATTGTGTGCGCCGAGCTCCTTGGCCCCGTTCGTTTCGACGGTTGGGATGCGAACGGGGATCCGGTAGGAAAACCTGTGACCTATCCGTTCATTCGTCCGCTTGCCACCGAGGAAGGCCAGACCGGCAACACCTACGGCAATGTTCAGGCGATGTTGGAACACGCCCGGGAACATTTCGCCGACGAGTGGAACTTCTCGGCGCTCGACATCGGCTCAACTCGAACGCTTGTCGGCAAAGGCGGTCGGAACGGGGAGATCCGTCCTTCCACGGCCGGCGCCGCTAGCAAGGACGGCGGGAAAGAGAGCTTTGCTGTCGCAGACGAACCTCACTTGTATTTTCTGCCGGAGCTAAGGCAGATGCACGCGATGGTTCGACGGAACGCCCGGAAACGCAAGATCGCCCAACCGTGGATGTTGGCTACCACGACAATGTTCCAGCCCGGTCAAATGTCTATCGCCGAGGATCTTTACGATGAGGCCGAGAAGGTTGCTGGGAAACCTCGGAAGTCGTACGGGTTCGCCTGGCATCACCGGGAAGGTTCAATCACCGACGCCCTCTGGATGGATGACGCCGCCCAGTTAGCTTCACTGGTCGAGGCTTATGGGCCGGCGGCCGGATGGATGGATCTGACCGGAATGATCGAACATGAGATCCGAGCGCCTGGGTCGGTGAAAGCAGAAAACGCCCGTTACTTCCATAACATCCGTTGGAAGGGTGAGAACCGGGCGATCGATCCGGACAAATGGGATCTTCTGTCGGCCCCGGAGAACAACCCTTCCGGCGGCGAAACCATTGTTGTTGGCTTCGACGGTTCGGATCGTGGCGAACACGCCGACGATACTGTCCTAGTTGGATGGGTCCTCACGCCGAAACCACATCTCTTCCTGATCAAGCGTTGGCGCCGGCCCCCGTTGGAAGGCCGCGACTATCGAGTTGCTCGTCCGGAGATCCGTGAGACAGTCGCGAATCTTCGGGAGGAATTTCATGTTCGCCGGTTTGCTTGTGATCCGCCTGGTTGGCGCGAAGAGATCGACTCTTGGGACGTTGAGTTCGGGGAGATTGGTGGTGAACCGGTGGTGGTGGAGTTCTTCACGAACCGTCCGTCGAGGATGGGACCGGCGATCGACCGATTCTTGGAAGCGATCGACGAGGGCTCTTTCACTCATGACGGTTCACCGGAGCTCCGGGAATACGCTTTGAATGCTCTTCTCACTTGCGCCAAGGGTCGAACCGACCAACCGGCTCTGGTGAAACCCACTATCGACTCCAAGATCGACGGTTTGATTGCCTCGGTCCTTTCTTACGATGAGGTCGCAATGTTGCCCCCAGAAGTTTCCTCGGCTCCGTTTGTGTTGTTCGCATGAGACAGGCGCTAGTCCTCGCGATTCTCGGTCTATCTTTGGTCTCTATTGGCTTGTTTCTCTCGCCTGCCCCGTGGCTCGGTTTCACGATTCCGGGGGTGGCCCTCGCGGCCCTCGGACTGCTGAAGGACTTTGACTGATGCGACTTCTGGATACGCTCCGCCGCAAGGACGAAACCCGGGACTCAACCGCCTATTCGTTCGATGATCTGTTGGCAATGTTCGCTTTCAACGGGAACACCTACTATGGGGCCGCTTCGCCGTTGAAAGCGCCGTCGACTCCGGTGGCGCAGAACTTCGCGGGATACACCGGTGGGATCTACAACCAGTCCGGAGTCGTTGCAGCGGCGATTGTCGCCCGAGCTCTTCTGATGTCCCAGCTTCGGTTTCAGTGGCGGTCGACGTTGGCCGGCGAGAACGGGAAACTGTTCGGGACGGCCGCTTTGGCGCCGTTGGAACGTCCTGGGGATCTCACCCGGGCCGAACTGCTTTTCACGGCCGAACAACACAATTCTCTCGCCGGGAACGCTTTCTTCTATTTGAACGGAGGCCAGATCCGTCTACTCCGTCCCGATTGGGTGACGATTGTCTACGGGTCTGATGCTGACTCGGAGGATCCGACTTCGGCGCTCGACGCCGAACTCCTTGGCTATTCGTACCGTCCCGGTGGTTCTGGTTCACAGAAAGCCCCGGTGTTCCTGACACCGAGTCAGGTTGCACATTGGAAACCGGAACCGGATCCTGTGTTCTGGTGGCGCGGCCAATCGTGGATTGGTTCGGTCATGGCTGAAATCCAAACGGACCGACAGGCCACGACCTTCAAATCCAAGTTCTTCGCGAATTCCGCCACGCCTCAACTGATCGTCACGCTTGACGCTCAAACAACCCAAACACAGGCCGAGGATATTGCCAAATCCATAGCCCGAGGACACGAAGGCGCCAACTCTGCCTACAAAACCCTCGTCCTTGGTGGTGGCGCCGATGTCACCGTGGCCGGCTCAAACCTCGGCCAGTTGGACCTCAAGAACACTCAAGGGCTTGATGAAACCCGGATAGCGCTCCGGTCGCGTGTTCCCGCCACCATCCTCGGAATATCCGAAGGTTTGGCCGGGTCTGCGCTCAACGCCGGAAACTACTCGCAAACCCGCCGTCTTTGGTCGGATGCTTGGTTCACCCCAACCGCCCAGAACCTTTGTGGGGCGCTGGAGCGAATCATCACGCTTCCCCCTGGGCGAACCGCTGAACTTTCTTTTGACCCCACCCAAATCGAGTTCCTTCAGGAGGACAGGCGCGACGAGGCCGATATTCGGGGTCAGAAGGCCTCAACGATGCGCCAACTGATCGAAGCCGGTTTCGTTCCCTCGACTGTCACCCAGTATGTGGCGACCGGCGATGAGTCGGTGCTTCAACACACCGGGAACGTGTCGGTACAACTCCAACCGGCCGGAACTCCCGGAACTGTCTGATGCCGGACAGTTACGAACCGAACTCCGGAATGGTTGACGAAGCCCAAAAGGGTTTGGACTGGCGCACCGAGTTTGGCCGTGGCGGAACCGCTGTTGGGATTGCACGCGCCAGGGACATCGTGAACGGCCGAAATCTCCCCATCGACACGGTTCGACGGATGAACTCGTTCTTTGCCCGCCATGAAGTCGACAAGGAAGCCGAAGGGTTTCGCCCTGGTGAACCCGGGTTCCCATCGAACGGCCGAATCGCTTGGGCTTTGTGGGGTGGAGACGCCGGCCAAAGTTGGGCGGCCCGTATTGTTGGCACAATGGAAGAGAAAGCGGCCGAACCTATGACCGAAACACGCGAAACCGAGGGCCTCTACCCTCTCGCCCCCCGTCAGAACGCCATCTACGACGACCTTGAGGAAATCGTCGACATTTTCGGCCAGTTCGACCAGGGCATCGGAGCCGATGGCGCCCACTACGCCGGCCCAGATGTCAACCCATTTGCCGCTGAAGGCATGGTTTGTTCGAATTGTGCGTTCTATGAGGGTCCCCGGGCCTGTGAACTTGTGGCCGGCGATATCGACCCGGCCGCTATCTGCAAATTCTGGGTGATCCCGGAAACTTTGCTTCAGATCGCCCCCATTGCCCCCGATATGCCGATGGAACCAATGGATCCCGCTTTGGTGGAGGCCGACGGAATGAATATTGACAAGTACCGCCCTCGTTCGCGTTCTATTGAACGTGAGACGTTGGAACGCTCCGTGTCTTTCGAGATCCGAGCGGCCGAAGACAACGCCGACGGGTTGACCCTCGTCGGTTACGCCGCCACCTTCGATAACACCACCCGGATCGACAACTGGGAAGGCACCTTCGACGAGAAGATCGCCCGTGGCGCATTCAAACGCTCAATCAACGCCCGAACCCCAGTCCTTCAGTTCGAACACGGCCGACACCCACTCCTCGGATCAATGCCTCTCGGGACGATCACGAAGCTTCGAGAGGACGACCATGGCCTGTACGTTGAGGCTCGCTTGGCCGATAACTGGTTGATTCAACCGGTTCGCGATGCGATCGCTTCCGGAGCAATCGACGGGATGAGTTTCCGATTCCAGGTCATCAAAGAATCCTGGAACGACACGGCCGGCTCCGTCCCAGTTCGAACGCTCGAAGAAGTGAAGTTGATGGAGCTCGGGCCGGTGGTGTTCCCCGCTTACGAATCCACCACGGTTGGGGTTCGGTCTGCTTCACTGGACGAATTGTTCGAACTCCCCAGCGGTGACCGTGAGGCCATCGCTCGGGCTCTAGTTCTAGGTACGCCTTTCGGACCCGCCTCTGGCACTCCGGAAGACCTCACCGCAGAAACCCCGGACTCGCCTTCGCACTCCGGCCACACCCCCAGTCAACGCGAAGCATCGCTTCGCACAATCGAAGGAGTCCTCTAATGGACGAGAAGAACCTTCGCGACGGAATCGACTATGTGAAGTCGGTTCTTCGCTCCATGCATAAGTCCGCCGAAGAGCGTTCGTTCGATCTGGACGAGCAGACCACTTGGGATGCCGGTGTCGAATTTGTTCGCACTGGTGAAGCCGACCTTGTCGGCCTCGAAGAGCGGAAGTCCGCAATCGCCGAGTTCGCCCCTGTGGCGACAGAAACAGGAGACGGAGCCATGTCCTCCATCAACGTCAACACCCACACCGTCCGTGACGCTTTCGACCATGACACTCTGACGAGTGACAAGGGTTCGGAGCTTCGTTCCCGTGCGCTCGATGTCATCGAAAAGCACCTTCCCTCATATGTGGACGACTCGGCCCGTGAGGCCGCGACTCGTCTCGTCGAGTCCCGCCGCTCGGATGCTGACGCTGTGGCCCGCCACATCGTCCGCACCTCATCGCCCGAGTACCTTCGTGCGTTCGAACAGTACGTCGAGAACCCCCAGGCTGGGATGCCCGCCATCCTCACCAAGGGTGAGGCCCGTACCGCCATGTCGCTCACCGCCGCGAACGGTGGCGTTCTGGTCCCGCAGTTCCTGGACCCGACGATCGTTCTGACCAACACCGGTTCCTCGAATCAGGTTCGTCAGATCTCGAACGTCTCCCAGATCACCGTTGACCAGTGGGACGGTGTCACCTCCGCCGGTGTAAGCGCCGAATGGTTGGCTGAAGGCAGCGAAGCCGCGGACGCGACCCCGACGTTCGCCGGCCCGACCATCACCGTTCAGAAGGCCGCCGCTTGGCTCTTCGGTTCGTACGAGGTCATCGCGGACTCCGGTTTCGGTGAGATCGCTTCACTGATCGCCGATGCACGCGACCGTCTCGAAGAGGCCGCCCACATCAACGGCACCGGCTCCGGCCAGCCGTACGGCCTCATCACCCGCCTCTCCGGCACCGGCCCGGTCGTCAACGCCACCTCTGGTGCTGCCGGTGCGGCGACCATCACGGCCGCCGACGCCTACGCCCTGGACAACGCCCTTGGTCCCCGTTTCCGCAACAACGCTTCGTTCGTTGCGGCCCGTGCGATCTACAACCAGTTCCGCGCCGCAACTGATGCGAACGCGAACTTCTGGGCGGCCTTCGGTGGCGGACTTCCGGCACAGATGATCGGCTACAACACCTACACGAACGAGCAGATGGACACCACCATCGTCTCCGGTTCGAACGACTACGCCCTCATCCTGGGTGACTTCAACTACTACAAGATCATCGACCGAATCGGTGTCGAGATCATGTACGAGCCGATGGTCAAGGGTTCGAACCAACGTCCGACCGGACAGGCCGGATGGTTCGCCTTCTGGCGCACCGGCGCAGACGTTCTCTCCTCAAGCGCCTTCAAGGTTCTCAAGGTCTGATCGTCAGTCCGCAACAAGTGGGCCAGCTCCATCCGTCGGGGGCTGGAGCTGGCCCACAACCCCGACACCCCGACATCCCCGATAGGAGACAAAATGAAACCCCCGAAAGTTTCAGTAGGAATCATCTTCGGACAGTTCGAACCGGACTTCGTGTTCTCACTGCTCGCCCTCAAAGCTTGGGACATGGAAAACCGAGGTCATCTATCCCACCCCGGATGGTTGATAGCCCAGGCCGGAACGAACCTCCCACAACAACGAAACTCGGTTGTTCGAGCGTTCCTCGAAACCGACTCCGAATGGTTGTGGTTCGTTGACACAGACCAACGGTTCCGGTTCGACATCCTCGATCAAATGGTCGATTCCGCCGACCCGGTCGAACGCCCCATTCTTTCCGCCCTGGTAATGGCAGAAAAAACGAACCCCTACCGCCGGATCGTCCCTGCCTGTATGGGGTTTTCGTCGTTGGATCCACCCGAACCACGCGAATATTCGACGATCCCCGCCGACAAACACTGGAAAGTCGGCGCAGTCGGCTCCGGGTGTGTAGTAATTCACCGGACCGTTCTCGAACAAATGCGGGAAGCCCACAAGTTCGACGCCCAACCTTGGTTCAAGTACGCCCAATGGAACATGGAAGACCCCGAAACCGGCGAAATGGTTCCCGACATCATGGGCGAGGATTACGTATTCAGTCTTCGGGCCGCCGCCCTCGGCCACCCCTGCCATGTAGACACCGAGATCGAAGCCGGCCACATCAAAAAGCGGACACTCACCTCCGCCGACTTCTGGCCCCAAGTTCCACCCGAACAAATCCCAGACAAAACCTTCGTGATCATCCCAGTCAAAGACAACCTCAAAGACACAAAGAAGCTTGTTCACGATCTCCACAAACAAGGCGGCTACACCGAGATCCTCATTTTGGACAACGGATCGAACCCGACTACCCGTCAATGGTTGGAAACTCAGAAGATGGCGAAGGTTGCGAACGCCGCCGGCCTTGGGATCCACGAAATGTGGAACGCCGGCGCACGCTGGGCGCTTGCACTTCACCCCAGAGCGAACCTTCTGTTTCTCAACAACGACATCAAGATCGGTGAAAGTTTCTGTCAAACCCTCCGAGATGCCCTCCGTTCCGACGAGGAACTGGTAGCGGTGTGTCCGAACTATGACGGCCGAACACTCGTCGAGGATGTCGCGCAACTCCACGGGATCTGTGCGGACCGGTACGACGGAACCGGCGGACTCGCCGGGTTTGCGTTCATGGTCAAATCGGAGCTCTTCGCCGCCGGATGGCAATTCCCCGAAGATTGCAAATGGTGGTTCGGAGACAACGATCTGACGCTCACTATCGACGGGACCGGCGGATGGTACGGAATGGCCGGCGGAACCACCGTTGAACACTTGGACGGTGGCGGAAAGACCGGCAACTGGGATGACCCGAAGATGCAAGCCCAACTCGCCCAAGATCGAGCCGTGTTCCTCGCCAAGTGGTCCGCCCAAGGAGTCCAGATCCGATGATTCCTAAAGTTGCGCTAATGGTCATCACCGACGGCCGCTGGGACTACCTCAAAGACACCCTCGAATCTGCCTTCGAAATGTTGGACTGGCCCTTCGAACAATGCCTCCTGGTGGACGACTCCGGCGAAGGTCGCCTCTTCAACATTCCCGGGTGGGAAACAATCCAGAATCCAGAGCGGAAGGGTTTGGCCGGAGCGATCCAAACCGGATGGGACAACCTCTACGAAGACATCGAATACGTCTTCCACCTCGAAGACGACTTCACCTTCCCCGAGCTTGTCGACATCGGCCTAATGGTTCACCAATTGGAGAACCGGTCGGATCTCGCCCAGATCGCACTCCTCCGACAGCCCTGGTCCCCAGAGGAACACGTTGCCGGCGGAATCATGAACCTCTACCGGGACGAGTTCACCGAGGAAGGTTCGTTGGTTGTCCATCAACGACTCTTCACTTTCAACCCGTGTCTTTACCCGCGCTGGGTGACCCGCTACCGTGCGGACCTCGAAGCCGGACTCACCGAACAACTCGTCGCCGACGGAAAACGGTTCGCCTACTTCGGTGCTTTGGACGATCCGCCGCGCTGTACGCACATCGGGGTTCGGCGGACTCGGGGCTGGCAGTTGTGAAAGAACTGGTGGTGGTTTGCCGTGGAGGACACGGCCGAGACATCGCCGCTATTGCGGAAGCTTCGGGGTGGATCGTTCGAGGGTTCCTCGATGACATCCCCGGGGCGAACGTCATCGGCCGCCCAACCGACGCCGCACTCTTCGGGAACTACGTTCTCGGCCATAACGACTCAATGGTCCGAGAAAGCCTCGACACCGGTCTGGGCGCTATCACTCTCGTTCACCCTTCGGCGGCCCTCTCCGACGATCTGAAGGCCTCTGAAGGGACCGTTATCGGCGCTCATTGCACCATTGGCCCCGAAACTCGGTTAGGCCGCCACACCCACATCAACGGAAACGTGTTCATCACCCGAGCCCGCCTCGGAGACTTCGTTACCGTCGGCCCAGGGGCGACAATTTGCGGAGACGTACTCATCGGCGCCGGAACCCAAATCGGGGCCGGCGCTGTGATCTCCAACCTCTGCGAAATCGGTCCCCGAGCCATCATCGGCGCCGGCGCTGTAGTCCCACCCAACACCCGAATCCCACCGAACCAAACTTGGGTCGGAGTTCCCGCTAGGAAGGTTGAACGATGATCGCCGCCGTCACAATGGTGCGCAACGAAGAAGACATCATTGGTGAAGTGATCCGCCATCTCCTCGACGAAGGAATCGACCTTGTGATCGTGGCCGACAACCTTTCCGACGACTTCACCCGCCCAATCTTGGACGAACTCGCCAACCTCGACCCCCGGGTTCTCATCGTGGACGACAAAGACCCCGCCTACGATCAAGCCGGAAAAATGACCCGACTTGTTCACAAGGCCGGCGAAATGGGCGCCGAATGGATTCTTCCGTTCGACGCCGACGAGTGGTGGTACTGGGCCGGCGGGACCCTCGCCGAGTTCTTCGCTGAATGTTCGGTGGATGTGGTGACCGCCACCGGATGGGACCACATCGCCACCCTCGACGATGACTTCTCAAATCCGAATCCTGTGGCACGGATCACCTGGCGGCGACAGTCACCACAGAAGATGGGGAAAGTGGCGTTCCGATATCACCCAGACGCCGAGCTCGACACCGGAAACCACAATGTGTTCAACCACCCGGGGACCCGTGGCAAAGCACTCCGCTACCGTCACTACCAATATCGGTCTTTTGAACAGATGGTTTCGAAGGTTCGTGTTGGGGCTCGCGCCGCCGACGAAGCACAACTTCATCCGATGTACGCCACGCACTGGCGCAACCTTGCCGCCCTCACCGACGAAAAACTCGTCCAGCACTGGCAGAAACTGTGTTCAGAAACGGGACTTATTGAGGATCCGGTTCTGTGATGGGTGTTTCCATCATCATCCCCGCGTTCAACCGGTACGAACTAACCGCCGCTTGTGTCGAGTCCATCCAGTTCCACAGCCCAGAACACGAAGTCATCCTCATTGACAACGGTTCGACCGATGAAACCCGGTTCTCCAAAGTCACGATCCGCAACGAAACGAACCTTGGTTTCGCGGTGTCATGCAATCAAGGCGCGAGGGCCGCTTCGAACGAACATCTGGTATTCCTCAACAACGACACTTTGGTTCATCAGAACTGGTTGGCGTTCACCCGGCACCTCCACCGTCCCGAGGTTGGGTGTGTTGGCCCGAAGCTGATTTACCCGAACGGCCGCATCCAATCGGCCGGAGTCGGAATTGACTTCGACAAAGCCTTCGGACACGAAGCGTGGAATATGCGATCCGATTGGGCGACCGAACTCGTGGAAGTTCCGGCGGTAACCGGGGCTTGTCTCGGGATTCGTAAAGAGCTCTTCGATGAAATGGGTGGTTTCGATGTCACCTATTGGAACGGCTATGAAGACATCGACCTTTGCTTGGCGGTCGCCGCCGCCGGTTACTCCAACTATTACGACCCGCTAGCTAAAGTCACACACCTAGAGTCCCAATCGGGGCCGGAACGCTGGACAGCCGTCGAAGCGAACGTCCACCACTTGCGCACCAAATGGAGCCCCAAATGACGATCACCCACGGCTACACCACCCTCGACGACTTCAAGAACTACCTCTTCCCCGGAGGGAACGCCGGAGACGATGAGGACATGATGATCGAAGCGGCCGTCGAATCCGCTTCCAGGGCGATCGACTCGTACTGTGGCCGACGGTTCTGGTCTGATACCACCGTCTCCGCCCGGGCCTACGACGCCACCGACACCGTGTTCCTCCCCGTTGACGACTTCTCAACCACCACCGGCCTCATCGTCCAAACCGACACCGGCGACAACGGAACCTACGACCTCACCTGGACAATCAACACCGACTACCTCGCCGCTCCAGTCATCACCGAATCTGGCGGAATCACCGGCAACCCGTACACCGCCATCCGGGCCGTCTACGTTCGCCGGTTCCCCATCACCGGGCTTCGACCCCGAGTCCAAGTCACCGCCAAATGGGGATGGGCTTCGGTTCCCGAACCAGTCACCCAAGCGTGTCTCATCAAAGCCGCCCGGATCTACCGTCGAGCCCAAACCCCCGAAGGGTTCTCGGCCGGCGAAGCGTTCGGCGCCGTCCGTGTCTCCTCCCGAGAAGACCCCGACATGGTTCTTCTTCTCGGCCCGTACCGTCGCAACGGTGGGACCGGTCTGGTGGTCGCGTGAACCTCTCCGATGTTCGGACCGGAATCACCGCCCAACTCCAAGTGATCCCCCGGTTTCGTGTTTACGACACTTTCCCCGGTCAGATCTCACCGCCCGCTGCCGTTCTAGCGCTCGGCCCGGGCCGGTACGAAGAAGACTTCGACGGGTCCATCACCGTCCAATGGACCGCCGTAGTTCTCCTATCCAGGGCCGACGACACAAAAGCCCAACAAGCCCTCGACAAATACCTCTCCACCGGATACGGAACGATCGTTGAAGCCATCAACTCCGACCCCACCCTGTCCGGAACCGTCGACTCCTGTCGCCTCACCGGATGGAACGAACCGGCCACGTTCACCGTCGCCGGTATTGACTACATCGGCGCCGAAATCAACATTGAGGCCATCGGCTAACTGATGCGAATTCTGACAGTCGAACCCGGCCCGGCTTTCTCAGTAGCGGACGTCCACAGCGGATGGCTGAAAGCATTCCAAGACCTCGGAACCGAAGTCCGAAACTTCAACCTCTCCGACCGCCTCTCCTTCGTTGAAGCCTCCCTACGAGACAAAGTTCCCGAAAACGAACGGGGTCGCATCGCCGCCCGAATGGTCGCCGAACAACTCCGAGCCGCTTGCTTCGACTACTGGCCGGACCTTGTAGTCGTCACCTCCGCTTTCTTTCTTCCCCCGGAGACATACGACACCATCCGGAACCGTGGAATGAAAATCGCGGTTCTCCTCACAGAATCCCCCTACGAAGACCCGTTCCAACTGGGCATCGCCGCTAGAGCGGACATCGCGATCCTCAACGACCCCATCAACCTCGACAACTACCGTGCCGTACAGCCGAACACCTGGTACATCCCGCACGCCTACGACCCGGAGAAGCACAGGCGCCGGCCCCCAGTCGCCGACCTTGTCTCCGACTTCGCTTGGGTCGGAACCGCCTACCCCTCCCGAGTCGACTGGTTCGAACAAACAAACCTCGAGGGCTTAGAAGTCGTACTCGGTGGCAACTGGCAGCAACTTCCCGTAACTTCCCCACTTCACCGCCATCTACTTCACGATTCCGCTAACTGCCTGGACAACGAAGAAACCGTTGACGTCTACAGCTCCACCCGTGCATCCGTGAACCTGTACCGCACAGAATCCGAAACCGGCTTCCAACAAGGATGGGCGATGGGGCCACGAGAAATCGAACTGGCCGCCACCGAAACGTTCTTCCTCCGCGACCCCCGTCCCGAGTCCGACGACATCCTTCGGGCGCTTCCATCATTCACCTC